GAGCCAGGTATTTGTTAAGCTTGTCAAGGCGGATATCGATCGCAAGAAGCTTAGCCTTTGCCGCATTGTCGTTCGCGTCAATAGCGAATTCCGCACGCCTTTTGTTCAGCGCGTCGGCTTCCGCCTTTACCTTGTCCATCGTGATAGTAGCAGAACCGGCATCAGCATCAATTGGCACAGTAACAGGCTTAGACAGATCCTTCTTCTTGAGAGCGATCTTATCCATAATGCCTGAAACTGAGTTATCTCCCTTAGTGAAGAAACGAAGGACTACGTTAGCTTGTGTGCTCATCCCAGCTTCTCCCTTGCTAGATCCTCAGCCCATTTGGCCATTTGCTTTTCCATGTCAACCCGCGTATCGCGCCAAGCCCATGTCATATAAGGACGCTTAGGCGTGGATGTCCAGCGCCTTTCGTTATCTGCTGTCTGACTTGGGTAGTTAAGCGGGTGACGAATTCCGCCCTGAAATGCGCGGGACTGTGGCGCAATACGACTTTCGGTCTGCACGGATACATTGTTTCCCTCGACATGCACGCGAGTAGCGCGAGGCATTCGAGTTGACCAAACGCTGGAATAGAGGCGAGCGGCCTTAGCGGTGAATTCCGCACCAGCCGCAATGTATTCTGTTAGGGATTTCATTTCGTCTTCTTCGCCTCTCGTCGCTGAATATCAACCTGCTGGGTCATCCCGAAGAAGACGTTAGCGGGAAGCTCCCAGATATCCAGCATATTGACTCCGAATATCGACCAGATATCAGCCGCGTAACTCAGAACCTGGGCTTCTAGCCCACCCTTCTTTAGGGGCCATTCTCGCTCTCTTTTGGGTCGCCACTGTCGTCCGCGTCTTCTTCTGCGATAGCCAGTTCCTTAAGCTCCTGCTCAGTCGGCTCCATCGTGAACTTAGTGAAGTCCAGATCTACATCAGAAAATGGGACGTTAATCTTATCCCGTTTATGCAGCACGTAGATAAGAGCCGCAAGAGCCTCGGGATCGCCCTCATCACCAGCTTCGGCAAAAGCCTTCTGGCCCATACCTGTCAGCTTCTTAATCACTCGCAGTTCCTTAAGAGTCATCGACTCAAAAAGCCATTCATGATCAATGTCGCAATTCAGGCAATCCCTGATTGTTACTAGAGGCATACCCTCATAGTCCTTTCTGGTGCTTACAGTGTCGTGTCCGTACTGATAATGTGAATCTGGATAGGCGGGTTAGTTGTATCGTCCGGGTCATAAACCATGAACTCTCCCGAGACAGATACAAGGCCGGGACCTGAAACGGTGGCCGGTGCCTTAGTAATCTTTACAGTGGGAATATGAATTTCCAGCGTATAGGGAGTAGCACCTTCAATGAAGTTCGGGCTAACCGACTTAATATGTAGCCCAGTAGTAGTACCCGCCCGGAAAGCGGCCTGGAATTCTGATTCGTTGTACTCAGCTTCAAACGTTCCGGTAATACCCGTGAAGTCAACCTGGAACTGTTCCTTCTTAGTTCCCGCATTCCCTAGTCCGTACCGCTCAGTTGACAACGTGTTCTTACCCGCGAGGGAAAGCTTACTTACCACCGACGTTACCGGAGTACCGCCTGATACCGTGGTCTTACCCGCAGCAGTGCTGTAGGTTCCACCCAATTCAAACAGGCTTACATGACCAAAGTTATACAGCGAGTTGTTCGCAATATAGGTAGCTGCGGAAAGAGCTGGGGTGGTTGCTTCATTCCATGCGTCAACAGTGAACGATAGCAACGTGTTAGCATTGTCCTCAAAAGCAATTTCCCAATCGGTAATTTTGCAACCGTTGTAGTTGAACGGCTGGACAGTACCCGTAATAGGTTCTGGCTTACCAAGCTGGGTCGAGAACGACTTACCGCGCAAACCACCAGGAGTGAAATATCCCTCAAAGGCCAGAGTACCGGAAGGTACAACCGCAAGAGTCTGAGTACTACCCAGAACATGCTGCATCCACCAGGACATTCCCTTAAACATCCAAGGCAGTTCAACCTTGCCTGTAGCGGACCTTCGGGAAATACCCACCTGGTTAATAGACTTGAACGTCTTAGTCGCCCGGATTCCTTCACCTTCCAGATAGGTAGGGTCGAAAGCCAGTTCAGCGGAGTTAAATGTGAAGAAGTGGTCTGGTGCAAGAACTGTACCAACTGTTGTTTCAGTTTTGGTACCTAGCTGGGCATCAAGCCCTGATCCAGTTGGCATTACTCATCACTCTTTTCAGTCTTGTTGTCGCCACTCTTAGCACGAGCGCGGGGCGTAGGCTTAGAATCGCCGTCAGCCCAGTTTTCCTCGGGCCATGTAACGGAGTCAGCCAGGTCGTCGGGAACCACGATTTGATCGCCAGTTTCGACATAACCAAAATCCTGACCACCGACAACGACCGAAACCGGACTCTGGTGGCCGATATAACGCTTAAGCATTATGTATATCCTTTACGATAGATTGGCGCGAACAGTAATAACGAATTGCATTTGTACCACTGCGCCACCAGGTACATTCATTGATCGTGTATCGACAACATCCGAAACCAGTGCATTCCAAGTATCGAGCGTGCCAGGATGAAAGCCAAGATTAGTAGATACGTTATCAATAACGCTTACTGCCAAGGCTCGCGCTGCTGCAATTGTGGTAGTCTTTCCGACCGCCACGCAGTTGATGCGCAATTCTTCTTCACGAATCTTGCCGCCCAGACCCTTGTAAACCTGGGTCATATCAGCGGCGTCAACCGGGCCAGCATCTTCGCCAGTTTCCAATGGCGACTCTGCCCCGATTACCACAAATTTGATTTGATCCCTGTCAGGCAAGGCTGTTGGAGGCCCATCAAATACTGGGTAAGACAATGCCGTGTCAAGGGTTGAGACAATCCAGACAATTACATCATCAATAGCCGTAGAATGTACTGAGGGCATTAGCGGAATCCCGGCCTTTCTTCACCCGACAACATCGCCATAGCGTGAGGCGGAATCTTGTATGTCTGAACTAGGTTTTCCCAGTTAGCTGTATCGCTAGGTCCAGGCTCTAGCTGATCCGCACCATAAGGCCGCTGAGTTGCCCACATATCGTAACAAATCTCAAGCGCGGCAAGCTGGATCTTCTGCGAGATAACCGCTCGCCCTGCCGAATATGTTGCTTTCCACGGACCGTAATAGAACGGGGAATAATTCGCTAGCTCGACCGTGGCACTATCAGGATAAACGATGAGATCGCCATTAGCCTGAGTCCATGACGGACCATTCGGCCTGACCGAACTGATAGAAGTAATAGACGTTTCACTAGGGAGCGGACCATGAGGCAGCTTCAATACCTGCGCGGTATGGCCACCCATAACCCGCTCATTGGTAAAGGTTCGGATAACGCAAGTTCCGACCACTTCTTCAACAAGTTCTGTTACTGCCATCATGACCTGACGCAGAATCGATTCCTTTTCGTTAGACGTAGAACTACCGTAATTGATGAATGCCTTAACATCGTCAATACTTACGATAGACCTGAATGTAACTACCGGAACGTAGTCGGTCTTTGAGGTAGATGGTCCTGTCGAAGTCCACTGAAATTTATACAACCCTTCAAACGCCAGCGTATAATCAACGTGGTAATGACCCAGGCTGTCATGCGTAACGCTTGGCGTTGCAGTGGTTCCATTAGGCAAGGTGACGGTGAGCACAACCGAAGCATCGATGTAGTTCCCGTTTACGTCCGTTAGAACAAAAGTGGAAGTATAGGATTCTCCCGTTTCGATCGCTGCCATTATGTCTCACCTTCTACCTTGCTAGCTGTCTTAACTTTACCGGACACAGCGCCCCTTGCCTTATCTGTTTCGGTCACGGTGCTATGAGATTTAACACCGTGGGTTACAGTTGCGCCACGTTCAGCGCTACCTGCAACAGTTGCATGATAGGGATGAATAACCCCTAGTCGGCCAGTTCCAGCGGCCAGTGAAATGGCCACAATCTGAGGCTTCTTAGCCCTCGAACTACCGGAACCTGCAAACTGTTGTGTTCCAGTACCTAGCAAGCGAGCCTTATTGACAATTACACCGCCAGTACCAGACCAGGATTCGGTACCTGTTCCATGTGGGGCAGGCTTCTTAGCGCTTACCGAACCAGTTCCAGCCACACCGCCAGCGTTGCCAGTTGCGACAACAGCAGGCTTCTTCGCGCTAACGGCTGCGGTAGCCGTGTAGACTTCGACGCCAGCACTAGAAACGTTAGGCTTTTTAATAGAAGTTTGCCCGGAACCCGTGATTCCTGCGGGAGTGTTAGACCCAGTGCCGCTAGCCGCAGTTTTCTTGCAATTAATACTACCTGTCGCGGTAAAGACCTCAACGGCGGTTGCTACAACG